AAGATTATTTCTTGCAGTATTTTTGACATTTTTATTATCAAGTCGGATACGAAAATCTAATATGTTGTCATCAACCTGCCAATGCCATGCATCACCCTGCTCTATTGAGTATTGTTTAATATAGTTCCGAACATATGTAACCCCTTGACCACTCTTTGGGATTACTACAACGTTCTTATAGTGTTCTCTATACGCATCTTCTTCCTCTGCTTCTACAAAAACAGTAGGATTTAATCCGTCTTCTTCAAACCTATCCATAGAACAGGCACTGCCGGCACGACCTTTTGAAAGAACATATACTGGATATTTTACATCAGTATATTTTTCTCTGTTATTGAAAACATCTTCACCGAGAGCATTAAGCTCTTCTCGTTTTATATTACTCATAATATTACCTAAAATCTACAGTATCGGAAAATACATTTCTTGTTTTTCTTCTACTCAATCTTGTTCCAATGTCTGTTTTATCAAACACAGGTGTGTCATCTTCAATCCGCGGCTTTTTTCCAGAGTCACCTCCAGGCCCATCTAAATTAATATTTTGTTGTGCTGATTCTTCTAGTTCATAGATTTTCATTTTTGCACGTTCAATACCAACAAGGAACCTACGATAGTAACTGATATCACCCCAGCGATTTTTCAGTTGTTTAAACATGAGTTGATTTAATTCATCAAGGTATTCAGAACTAACCAAACCAAATATAGCATCAGCTGTATGAGTGATACCCATACTTTCTGAAGTATTTGTCAGATCAACATCTGAGTTACCATAACCATCACGATTGAACTGTGATGATGTAACAATTGCACAATTATATTCCATAGCAAGACCACGGACTTCTTCTGCAATTGATTTTACCAAAGTGTAACTATTTGCTGCAGCAGACCCACGAACACGAGCTGAAGCACAAATATTTAAATAGTCCAAATAGATAACATCTGGCTCAAAATTCTTTTTCATTTTAAGCTCATTTAATAGATGTCTAAAGTGACCTGAATGAACTGAACCGGTTGGGTATTCTTTAATTACAAGTTTACCAGGAGTTTTGGTTTTATATCTTGCCATTCTTTTCTCATAAACATCACGAGGGATTTCATTCACCTCGTCTAATGTAATATCCATAATATTGGCATCGATACGGCGACCAATTTCCTCTTCGGCCATTTCCATTGTGATATACAAAACATTTTTACCATACATCAAATGATTAGCTGCCATGTGACATTTGACCAATGATTTACCACCACCGGTTGTTGCCAATAATACAGTCATTGATTTACGAGGTAAGCCACCCTTAGTAATTTTGTTCAGGATATCAATGTCAAAAGGTATTCTTTCTTCCTTGCGATGATAATGCTCATAACGATCTTCAAAATCTTGCAAGAAGTCGTGACCAACACTTTCATCAAAGCTGATACCCAATGAATCGGATAACAGTTTTGGAATCTCACCTTTACCATGAGTACCATCTTGGCCATCAAGAATATTAATTGATTTACGAATCGCATTGTAAAGGTCTTTATCCTGACAGAATTTTTCAGTTTCTGAAAGTAAAAAGTCAATATTAGTATCCTTATCAACTTTCAGTTCTGTAATTAGTTCTGATACTTGAGAGTAAAGATCCTCATTTAAATCAGTACGATTATCAAGAGCGATACGCAGAGCCTCTATGCTGGGAGGCTCTTTGTATTTGTCTACATATTCAACAGTAGTGGAAAATAACTTGCGAAGAGGTAACTCATCAAAATAATCTTCTTTTAAATATGGAAATACCTTACGGCTAAAATCCTCATTCAGAATCAGATTCGATAGTATCGTCTTCTCGAGCATCCTGTTCCTCCACCATTGTCAGTTTAAATTTACGCTCTACAAACTCATTGAATTTTTTATCTGCGATAAGACCTTCAAAGAATTCATCATCTTTTTCAATGTCCTTTAATCTTCGTTTTGAGCCTAGAATTTCTCCAGTTTCACGATCAACGACATTATACCACCCTACTGTAGCTTTTGTCAACCATCCGCCTTCAAGTGCAAGTTCAAATAAACTTGACCATTTTTGGATACCTGAATCATATAACACTGTAAATGGTAGTTTGGATTTTTCTTTTACATATCTTGATTTTTCAATGTTGATAGTAAATTTCCAACCAGCAAGTTCAGCACCTTCTTTCTCTTGTGATTTAGAGATAATAAAGATTTGGTTTGCTGAGTAGTAGATACCAGTACCACCCGATACAATATTTTTAGGGAATAGACCCATTTCCTTATATGTGTGGTTTACAGCAACACAAGGAATGTCCTTTCCTGTCAGTTTAGGTGTAACGATACGGAAAAGAGATTTAAGTTGTTTTGCACGAGACATATCGGCAACACTTTTCTCATTTTCAGCATCTTCTACTTCTTTTCTAGAAGCAAGGTTTCCGATTGAGTCGATCATGACATAGACACGGTCGCCTTTTTCAATTTCGTTCAATCGTTTTGTCATGTCAAACTTTAATTGTTCAACATCTTCAATTGGAATATGTATAACACGGTCAATGTCTATGTTATAACTTTCCAGATATTCTGGCGTAATACCATATTCAGAATCATACAAGAGGGCAACGCCATCTTTGTATTTTTCTAAGTAGGCCTTCATACAATAAAGACCCAATAGGGTTTTAAAACTTTTAGATTCTCCTGCAACAACAGTCAATCCAGGAATCAAACCACCATTAAGGGAACCACTGAATGCAATATTGACAATCGGTAGTTCTGTTTTAATAGGATCTTTTTCCTGAAAGAATGCTGATTTAGAAAGAACATTAGAAGTTTTTACTGACCCAGCCTTAAGCATTTTATCAAGTAAACTCATAATTATTCTCCAGTAAGTATTTGATGTAATTTATCAGCAAAAGCATCTAGCTTTTTGTATCTGTCTGGCCAATAGATATAATCTTTCTCTGGATTTGCCTTAAGGTTATTCAGTAAGGGCATTACAGCATCATATATTAATTGTGCCTTTATAGCATTTTGTTCAGCACTTAGTGATGAAGTTTCTGCTACGGCTTGTGCCTCACGGACCACTTCAAGTTCATCAGCATCTACAGCTGTAAACCCGAAATCAAAGTCAAGCACAGTTTCTGGTTTTTCTATTGACATATTTTCTCCTTTAAAGAGAGTGGTGAGCCAAAAGACCCACCACCTTTATTTACCAAATTAACCTCTAGCAAGCTCTTTGAAGATTGATAGATCATCATCGTCATCGTCTGCAGTAGAAACATTAGTTTCTGCTACAGGTGCCGCAGGTTCAGATTTAGCTAGATTGCTCAAATCTAAATTATCTTCCTGAATGTCTTCAGCTTCTGCAGGTGATGGAGCAACTTGTTCAGTTGTATCACTAGCAAGATCTAAAACTCTGTAGAGTTTGGCCTTCAAATCAGCATAAGGTTTAAAGTTTTTCTCTTCAAGTAATTCTTGTAAGGAGTGTTCTTCATTCCATACTCTTTCCATCTCTGCGTCATCATCAAACAATGGTTCTGCAGGATCGAATTCAGATTTGTCATAGTTAGGATAACCTTCAAACTGACGGATTTTCAATCTAAAGTTTGCACCTTCCCAGAGGTCAAAAGGATTAACCGGTGTTTCATCTTCAAATGAAGGATTCATTAAATCGTTCAGTTTATCAAAGATTTTCTTACCGAATTGGTATAGGAATACTTTACCTTCGTTTTCTGGGTTAGCAGAATCTTTAACAACATAGATATTAGCAGTATACTTCAATCTACGCTTTTGTTTACGAGCCTGCTCTTTGTCGGCTTCAATACCTGAATTCCAGAGTTTGGAATTATACTCAGAAACTGGGTCATCTTGACCTAGAGTAGTGAGTGAGTTTTCGATGTACCATAGACCAGTAGGTCCTTGGAAACCATGGTCCCAAATTCTAACAAAAGGCATTTCTTCGCCTTGAGGAGCTGGTAAGAAACGGATTACTGCGAATCCATTACCTGCTTTGTCTCTAGTAGGCTTCCAAAATTTTCCTTCGTTAGGATCTTGGTAAGATGGTTTTGAGATTTTCTCGAGTTGAGCATTAAGCTTATCGAGAGTATTTTTGCGATTCTTCTTGAGTGAAGAAAAGTCTGATATTGCCATAATAGTTTCTCCTTGTATAGCGTTTATATAGCGTTGTATTGCGATTAGAAGAAGTGTTCGCGAACAATGTTCTTGAACCTCTTTTCATCATATGCTAGAAAAGGTTTATATTTTCTAACAAGTCTTATTATATCACAAGCTACAATTTTGTCAACCACTTTTTCATTCCAATATGAAAAAATGTTGGCAGAATGAGCCAAGATAGTCAATGTTTCAAGACTGATTTGTTTTTGCAAATACAGTGTCATTATATAAGGGTGTTGACCATCCCGTGATATAAAATTTTGTTGGTAGTCCTCATAGAGTTTTCCCAACTCACTTTTAAAATTGTAGCCTAAAGCTTCAATTTTCTTCTTCCATAATATATATCTTTCTTGAGCCTCTTCATCTAAGATTTCTCTTACCCAAATATCAGGCTTTTTGATTATATTAGAAAGAATTAAGTTCTGATAATCTTCTCTTTTTGCAAGTTTAGCGAAACTGTAAGCGTCATTTCTACTGATAAAAGTATCAAAGTTTGCTCTTACCTTTCCGTTGTACTTGAAATAGTCGTAGTTGTCTGTAGTAAAATGTTTTTTAATGGCAAGATATTTGACATATGCTTCAAATGATTTATCACTTGCAATGGTCTGTGATATCTGGCTCATCTTCTTTTTCTACCATTCTGAGAGCGACTGCTTCTGTGCGAATTTTCTCTTTTAGTATAGAAGATTTTTTCACAATCTGAGCAACGGTCTCGATTTCAATTTCGTTCTCTTCAGCAAAATGTACTAGTGCGTCAACATG